CCTCTAGACTGTATATCGCCTAGCTGTTGCTGGAGGTTTCTGTCTTGCTCTGCAAGCATAATGGCTTCTCTATATCCGCCCAAGCCTCCAGACTGTGCGGCTTTTGCTCCAATTTGATTCTCTTGGATATCAGCCGCTCGCTGAACTTCTCTTTTCTCAATATCAGTAACACGTTGCTGATAAGGATTCATGTAACCTTCCATGACCCCCTCATCAGTAATTGATCCTGCCTCAAATGCAGGGCCAGTATCAACATCTCCTGTATACTGGCTTTCTAAATCTCTAGCAGAGTAATCTTGCCCTAAATCTCTGGCGTCATACCCTCCATCAAAGCTACCTGCTTGGTATCCAGAGTCAGAAGCTTCAGGGTTGAACCCTGAGTCTCTTTGCTGTGCTTGGTAGTTAGGGTCAAATTTAGTAGCGTCAAATTCGCTTTGTAAATTACCTGCCTGATACCCTTGATCAAAATTTCCTGCTTGATATCCGGGATCGAAGGTTGAGGTTTCATAACCTACATCTCTGTTACCTGCTTCAAAACCAGAATCTCTAGAGTTGGGATTGTACCCAGACGTTATGTCAGCCGCGTCATAACCCTGTTCTCTTTGACCGGCTTGGTATCCTTGCCCAATATCTCCTGCGCTGTAGTCTGAGTTTATATCACCTGCTCTGTACTCAGAACCCTGAAGCTGAGGATTGTATTGATTATAGAACTGGCTTGCTTGATTAGGGTTTTGATTTCCAACCATTGACGCAATATTAGAGGCCTCACTAAACTGTCTAGGATCGCCTCTCGCCGCCATATCAGCCATGCCCTGCATTCCTGCATTCTCATACTGATTAAAATCAGCTATACGCTGTCCGGGAAATGCTTCGTAGCCTCTCTCGCTTTCATAAGTAGCCCGACCTAACAGGCTCTCATAGAACGGTCTTGCATATTCTGGGAGGTTAGTCGTTGTAGACTCAACCTGCTGTGTTCCCGAACTTCCGCCGCCTTTACTCATCCATCAATCCTCTTCTCGTACACTACATAAGACTGCTTAAAGTCATCTTGACTAAGCCATTTCCAAAACCCTTGCCTTGCGGTTGCCTCTACTCCGTGACACCCTGTTTCTTTAGCAAAACTATTAAATCGTTCTAACATCTCCCATACCCAGTCATTAAAGTTATCTCCACCTAAAAACTGAATGGCAAGCATCTTCTTGTTTGGGTAATTAACTAACTCTGTAGTACCTACGCCGTCAATATTTTTGTCTTCATCAAAAGCAAGCCAAAGCTGTTGTTGCCCACTGGCAATAACATTAAACAAAACCTCCATAGTCCAACGACCATTTGACCGCACAACAGCACGTTCTAGTTGTTTTTCAACATCAGGCCATAGCGCATTCAAATAATTTGTTGGGGCTATTGTTATAGTATGAGTAATTTTTCTAGGAGCGTTTTTGTTTTTGACTCTAGGCTCTCTAGATATATCCTTCATAACAGGTTTTTGTTTCTTGGCTGTATTCTTCATGCAGGCAATACTCCTCCAGTTCTCATAGGCGCAGGTTGCGTAGTGGTTCCAGTTCTTGTCTGCCTAACCCGATCAAGCATACCGTCTAACTCTTGAACGCCGCCATCGGTGCTTCCATCGCCTAATCCAGAGACAACATCAGCAGGAACTATATATTCTCCGGGGCTTACAGCCACTGGTTGTTCAGAACCAATCATACCATCAACCATATCATCCATGCCTCCTCCTTGTCCTCTAATTACACCTTCAGTTTGCGCGTTAGGGACTACAGATTGAAGTGCTTGCTCGCGCAACAATTCAAAAGCTTCTTGACCAAACTCATCTATAAACATGTTAATAATAACATCAGCTTGTTCTTGCGGAACTTCACCTAGCACAGCAGATATAGTTTGCTCAATTAGTTGAGTTTCAGGGTTCGGCGTTGCTCCCCCTTCTTGGAAGTTATACGATTCAGGTTCAGGCTGAGGAAAACCCATTTCTGCTCCTAGATTTGAAGCAGGCATTTGGGGCTGACCTTGCGGAGGCATTGGAGGCTGACCTTGCGGCGCAGACTGAGCTTGAGCCGCCATAATCATAGACATCATCTGCTCTTCGCCTAAAAGGTTTTTAAGCTCTTGGAGTTTAGCTAATAACTCAGGAGGAAACTGATCAGCGGGAATTCCTTGGGATAAAACCTGAGCAACTTCGCTCACAACTTGCATAACCTCAGCTTCTTGCATCATCTGGGGCTGTTGATCTCCCATGCTTAGAGGGTCTTGCATTGCCATGTTCTGCGGATTAACCGAAGCAAGTCCACCCCCCTGCATGTTTAATACTTGACCACCTGCAAACCTCATTTGCCTTCTTCTTCCACCCATCGGAGGGTCAGAGTATAAAGAGGCAGGGTCTACAGGGACTATAGGCTCAGGCGTAGGTATAGACTTATTAGGGTTTGGTTGATAAATAGGAACAACTGGAGCTTCTATTCCAATACTGTCAACAGCCGACTTTGCGCTACCTTTCCCTGCTATAACTTCTTCAGCCATAGCTGAATCATCATACAGCGAAGAGCTATTACCATTCATAAGCCCTGCCATATCACCCATTGTAAAGTTAGGTCTTTCTCCTCTTCTGCCTCCAGTTGCAGGGGAAGGTGTTGTGTTGCCATTTTCCGTAGACCCTGCATTTTTCATAAAGTCTTCAGGGTTAAAGTTACCACCTTTTCCGGGCATCATTGGCGGATAAACAATAGGATCACCGCCTGTATCAGGGTCAGTGCCTGTATCAGGATCATCAGACGGAGGAAGAGGAATCCCTGCTTCTTCTGGTGTTTCCCTAAAGTAGTTTATTTCTCCTGTGAATCCTGCCCTTGGGTCTTTTCCTTGAGCAGTTAATGCGTCCGCTTCTTTTTGTAATTGATCAGCAGTAACAACATTAGGCGGGCGTAAAGCTTGTTGAGTTTTTGCAGGTGCGTCTGTGTTTCTTCCTAAATAGTTACCCATTCCAGAGAAATCAATAACCCCACCGCCACCTTGCATTCCAATAGTCTGCAAGCCATTCATTTGCCGAGAATACTCGTTAGGATTTAACGAAACTACGCCGCCGTTCTGGTAACCGCCGTAATCTTGATAGCCATAATCTTTTCTTGCTAGAGCAATTGCATCATCTCTTACAGCAGTAGAGCGAGCTAAAGTTGCGGCCTTCTCGTCTTCATAATCTTGAAGGGCGCGTTCATTAGCTTTATCTGCCATTCTCTGTCCTCGCATTCCCTCGCCTGCGGCAATAGGAACCAAAGAACCACTTGTCATTGCAGTTTTACCAAAGTTTTTTGCAAACTCAGCAGGGTCTTGCATGAATGCTGAAGAGCCTGCTTGTCCCGCATCAAACCTTGCGGCATCTAAAACATTTTGCTTGTACGCTATTGATCCTTGGCTTCCTGAAACTGCTCCGCCTGATACTGGATTAGCTGACATATTGGGTATTAGAGGGTTTGATACAGGAGACATGTTTACAGCGCCAGTGCTAAATGGGTCAACAGTAGGGGAAGGCCCAGTTAGCATATCAAGTCTAGTCTTAGCACCTGCATCGCCTAAGTTTGCTAATTTTGCCGCTTCAGTTGCGGCATCCGTTGCTCCTGCAACATCTGTTGCCGCACCTAGAACCTCTGGACTCATTAGCTCTGAAGCTCCTTGGAATGCTTTTCCTATACCAAACCCTGTAAGGCCTGACATAATGCCTTCTTTAATGTCACCAGTAACGGCTGTTGTAGCAAGACCTGAACCGATTGCGCCCATAGCTGTTGCGCCAAGACTGCCCAGACCAAGGCTGGTTGCTAATGCGCCGCCTGCCATAGCACTTCCGCCCAAGCTACCCAATAAAGGCAACAAGAAAGGCAAGAATGCTTCTGGTTGTCCTGTCATAGGGTTTCTGGTTAATTCTCCTGTAGGAGATAAAGATGCTAATCCTTGAACTTCAACTGGATTCATGTGGACAAGCATGCTGTCCCCATATCGACCTTGGGTTGCCATTTGCTCTGCCGCAGGTTGCATTGGTCGATTCATCATTTGTTGTCTGTTCATTAGCTAGTCTCCACGCCGAAAAGGTTAAAACTTACATTAGCCGCACTTGAGTATACTTTCATGACATCGTTCTGTCCTAAACAAATACCGATTACTACGGTCTGAGAGGTCTCAGCCGCAAGTGATTGATTATAGAATATAAATTGCTTGTCGTCTGCGCTCGCTCCTGCAACATGAACGCTAACGCGAAAAGTAATTGCACTGCCTGATCTGTTACATATAACAAGAGAGCTAACCGTTGTCTGCGTTATATTAGGCGTTGTGTACAAAACCGTTACTGTTGTAGCTGATACGTCTAGTTGACCAAGAATTTTAATTGCGTCACTCATGAAGCACCCATCAATAAGAATTGGAATCTACGCAATGCTAGAGAACCTGTTTTATCACTCTGTCGCTTTGCAACTTCTATTTCGTTGTCTGCATTTGACAAAGCAAACTCTAAAGACCTGCGAGTATTATTCTCGTTAGCCTGATCATATTCTTCCCTAGCAACGGGTAAAGGTGTTTTAACTGTAGCCATTACCGTCTGCCATCCTGTCTTACGTCCAGTCTAAGGGTTCCTAGTCGCCAACCGTACCCTTCGCCAGTACTTTCAACGCGAATGACTGGGTGCCTTGACCTCGCCCTTATATGAGACTCTGTGGTGCTTGAGGTTACTGTAGTGGTTGCAAGAGTTGATGTATCTTGCAAGGGATAATCTCTACCCTTAATTGTCATTGCAATAGAGGGGTCAGTCCCTTTAAAAGAAAAATCTGGAATAATTCCAGTCATAAACATAAATACATTACCTTCCCCAATCTCAAGGTCACCTGACTCTACATAAGCAGTTAAAGCCGACCCATCATCATCAAATCCTTTTTCATGCTCGTAAAGGTAGTTTTCATCTGTGTCAGTAATGACAGACGATGCTAGAGGGAAATTACCTAAGCCAGAGTCAAACCATGCACCTCTAGTTAATGTTCCTATAGACCAAAGGTTTTCTTCGTAATTATAAGTAACGTAATTTGTTATTTCGGAGTTGCCTGTTCCTATAGGGTAATACCAAGTAACCTCAGAGTGCGCTGAGTTTTCAGCGGCAAACACCTTGAATGCTTGACCAACATTTAAGTTTGAGAAAACATAATCTTTTACCGAACAAGGCAACGGCTGTACTGATCCGTTGTAAACAAAGAATCCACCTTCATCCATAAAAAACACTGAACCCCTAGCGTTAACAGCCGCGTTAGGAGAGATCATGGAAGTGTCTGTGCTTATTGTTGAGAAGTTAAATACAAAGGGAGGGCCAACAAAACGCATTGAGTGTAAGCTAACATCTGTAAATATAAGTATCTCTTCTCTTGCTTGAATGGCTCCAATAATTATTGATCCTGAGTTAATTCTTACGCCACCTGCGGTGTTAGTAGCTGTGGGTGTCCAGTCAATTGCATTCTGTTGATCAGAAAATCTAATGAATAAAGGATCAATTGTTGTAGAGCCTAAAGGATTAACTCCAAACGCAATAACGTGCTGATCAATGTCAGAAACCATTACCTGAAGCGCAATTGTTGGCGCGTTAGATTGACCTGAAATAGCGGAAATATCGACTGCTCTAGTGGCTAGTCCAACTGATGTGTCATGATAGTAAATTCCTCCACCCCTGACATTAAGAACCAAATCCTCACCAAAGTTGTCTTGGCTATAAAGCCTTAACTGATTGGCTGAACTAATATCACTGGCAGAACCAAATCCTCCAGAACCCCACGCACTCGCGCCAAAGCCTGTACTTGAAACGTAAGCGTTAAGACCTGTATTAATTTGATACTTTCCAACGGTGCTACTGCCACCATTTCCTGAGTCACTACCATTGGCTGTAACTGTATTTCCAGATGTATCTTTAGCAATGAACGTGTATACGCTTGACGAAGATACTGAAGCTATCTGATGCTCTTGATTTAAAACTGAGGCTACAATTGTTCCACCTAATGTTGCGGCAGATGTAAAGCTTATAAAATCATTTACAACAGCGCCATGACCTGCTTCTGTCACAGTTATTATGGATGAGCCGTTAGTTGCGGCAAACCTTGGGTCGCCTGCTGAGGTTGTTAATCGTATGGGCGTAATATCATTAAAGCTGTTACCTTCAGCTATATAGAATTTAAGGTGAGTTCCCACCCCTATATATTTTGTGAAAGTTAACGACGCCCAGCGATGTAAAGACCTACTTACACCTAAGAAATAATTAGTTGTAAACTTCTCCCATCCGCCTATTTTTTCGGGTCGGCCTTGCCTAAACCTTATCTTATCAGAGTCAAACCAACCCTGATCAGCAGTGTAGTCTGTGCCTTCCTTGTTAACTCCGGGAGAAAACTCTAACTTAGTTAACGCCATTTTATTCTCCGTTATTAACGTCTACGGCCTTGGCCCATGCTACCAATACCGCGCAGTACTGGTCTTTCAGCTCGCCTTAACTGCTGTGGTAGTTGAGGGATATGCTGTGGTGGTTGAGGGATATATTGTGCTGGCCCTCGGCTCATTTCCCGTGGTGGCTGAGGGGTAACAGGCTGATTAAACACTTGGCGCATGTTTTGATTGCCTAATGTACCCTGAGATGCAGGCTTCACTTCCGTGGTCTGTTGCATAGGCCTCTGCTTTAGCCCTCCGCGAGGTGGCCCAAGTTGTCCGCCTTTACCGCCCATACCCATATTAGGGTCAGAGTATAAAGAGGCAGGGTCTACCTGTGGCCTCTGTGGCGGTTGCATGCCTGCATTATCCCCAATCCCACGGCCACGCA